TTGAGCGAGCGGGATGATCTCCCGAAGCATCTGGAGTTGATTCAGGACGTGGTAGAGCGCCATGCCCGGACTTCGTTTGTGCTCAAGGGCTGGACGGTGACGCTCGTAGCCGCTGTATTTCTGCTTGCGACCCGAGGAGCCGACCCGGTTGTCGCTATGGCTGCCGGGCTACTGCCGGCTGTCACCTTTTGGGGACTCGATGCTTATTACCTCCGACAGGAGCGGATGTATCGGGCGCTTTACGACCATGTGCGAAAGGCGCAACAGGATCCGAACGATCGATTCAGCTTGGACGCGCGGTCATTCAACGGAGCCGTCCCCGGTTGGCTGGGCACCCTTCGGGCGCCAGCGGTAATCTGGTTTCATTCCGCCGTTCTCGGCGTGGTGATTGTCGCGCTCGCGTTCTTTTCCCTAAAGGCTGCCGATGCCCCGTAGGGTCTTCTTCAGCTTTCATTATGACGACGTTCTACGGGCCAATGTGGTCCGAAACTCCGACATTGTCAGTCGGCAATATGAACGCGCCGCCCGCTTTCACGATAAAAGCCTCTGGGAAGAGGCAAAGAAGCAGGGTGACTTGGCCATAAAGCGAATGATCAACGGCGCGTTGGAAGGAAGCTCTGTTACGTGCGTCCTAATTGGTCAGCAGACCTGGGCTCGCCCTTGGGTGCGCTACGAACTGCTTAAGAGTTTCGAACGTGGCAATGGAATCTTCGGGGTTCAGATCCATAACGTGGGCATGAAGAGAGCCAGTACCCTGTTGACCGGTGGACTGCTTAACCCTCGTCGCACAGGTGCGACTCTCCTGACGGGAGGCACCGGCTTGCAGACCGAACCGAGTCCCGGACCGAATCCTCTCGATTACCTTGGCTTCACAGTTGACTATAATCGCCGGCGGCTCACCCTTTACGATCACCTCAATGGCGCTTGGCGGACCAATCCCCACGTCGAAGGGATGTCGCTCAACGCTGTCCAATATCAGTTGGGGGGCGCTGATAGGGGCAAGTTCACCCAGCTTTTCCCAGTGTACAGCTGGAAATCTGGAAACGGGTATCAGAATTTTCCCACATGGGTCGAAGCAGCAGCGCAGCACGCTTGTCGCTAGTTCCATTAACTCGTTACGGTCACGCCGCCGCCGCGGTCGCCACGCCGTCCAACCGCACCTGCACCGTGGCGACGCCATCGCCGGCGGGCTCGGTGGCGATGCCGACCGGGTAGAGCCCGGTGCCGGGCAGATCGATCTGATTGGCGGTCGCGTCCCAAGCGACCTGAGCGCCGGCCGCGATCACGGCCGTCGGTTCCTTCGGCAGCTCGTAGACGCCGCGCGTGGCGATCTCTGCCGCCTCGCCCTCGGCGGCGGTGAAGGTGGCGATACCGAACAGAGCGCCGACGATGACGCCGTCGCCTGAGGTCAGGCCGCCGGTCGGTGCGGTGACGGTAATCACGTCGCCGTTCTGGATGAAGGTCTTCATGGTTTAGACTCCTTTCGAGGATGCGATGCGGACGACGGCGACGCGGCTGCCGCCCGCGGCCGCGATCTTGCGGTCGAGATCGGCGAGCGCGGCGGCCATCTCGCCGTCGGTGGCGTAGGTCACGCGCTTGCCGTCGTATTCGACGGTGCGCACGCCCTTGTAGCGCGCCTCCATCAGCGCATCGCGCCATGCGGTCAGTTGGGCGAGATCGGCCATCACGAACCGGGATTCATGAACCAGCCCCGATGGTCGACGAAGCCGGCGCCGAAATCGAGGATGACGCGGATTTCGACGCCATCGACGTCCCAGCCGGAGCGGCTCTCGACCTGCGGGCCTTCGTTGCCGGACAGGTAGGCGTATTCGAGTCCGTCGATCTCGCCCGGATCGGCGGTGACGTACCAGCGCGTGGCGCTTGTAAGACGCGGCTCCACCACCAGTGACAGGCTGCCCGAGAACGGGTTCACATCGGCCGCCTTGGCAGGCGCCACGGTCGCCAGCCACTTCTCGGCGTCGGTCTCCAGCGCCGGCGGCACCAGCAGGTTCTTCGGCGTCACCCGGATCATGCGATCCTCGACGCCCTTCTGGGTGCGCAGCGCGAGCCGCGCCGCCGACAGCGTCGTGTCGGAAATCGCCGCACCAGAGCCCGCCTTGTTGCCATGATCGGCATGGAACAGCGTCTTGTTGTCCGAGAGCTTCGGCCCGTTGCCGGTGTTGGCTTCGAGCAGATCGACGAGGATGCGGGCCTCCGTCTCGGCCGCGCCCTGACCCATCCGGCGGGCAAGATCGGAGAAGGCGCCGAGGTCATCGTTCACCAGAACCTGCCGCGTGATGCCGATCTTCCGCGCCCAGGTCTCGACCTTGTAGGCCTCCCGCGCCTCGGCCATGGTGCCGGCCTTGATCTCGCCGTGCTCGTTCAGCTTCTCCAGCAGCGGCGCTTCGCCCAGCATGATCTTGTTCACCGCCCGGAAATCCCGTGCCGTGGTCTGGCGGCCGAGGCGGCGTACGCCGGCCGGCGCCGCCTGATAGGCGTCGCGCAGGACGCGGCTGACGGTGTCGCCGAGGATGATCGGGAAGTCGGACGTGGTGTGCAGGGCGCGGGTGACGATGCTCGCCGGCGACAGGCCCATGGTGCTCTCGCCGCGTAGCGTCAGCAGTTCCTTCGCCATGTCCACCGGTGTGGCATAGGCATACCGCCGTGCGGGCGCGGAGAGCTCGTGGCGCGGATTGATCCGGGCATAAAGGGCTTCGCCCATCTGCCGGGCGCGGAGCGCCGGCTCGTCCTGGCTCTCGCCCATCTCGACGCGCACTTGCTCGGTGCGGATCGCGGGCGCGCTGCGATTTGCCAGCGCCTCGAAAGCGGCACGGCGCGCGGCGTCGGCGTCCGCCTCGGCATCGATCTGCCCATCCACCCAGCTCTGGTCGAGTCCGGCGATGCGGGCGATGGATCGGATCTCGGAATTGACGGCGGCGCGGGTCTGCGTCGCCGTCGCGGGCGGCGTCTCGGCCGCCCCGGTGTCGGTATCGGTCATGTCGGTCTCCATGCGAATCTTGGCGCCGGGGTCGGCAGGTGTCGGCACCAGGGAAATCTCGTGGGGCGTCCAGCGCACGGCGGTCAGCACCCGCGCGCCGTTCTCGTGGCTCTCGGCCCATTCCTCGACGGCGTAGCCGACCGAGACATGGCGCAGGATGCCGGCCAGCACGTCCTGCCAGATCGGCTCCACCTCCGGCCTGCCTGAGAACTGGATGAGGGCCGTGCCGCGCCTGCCGTCGACCGCAGCCTTGCGCACGCTGCCGAGCACGTCCCGCACGGCCGACTGCCGGTGGGCATCGAGCACGGAGCCGCCCTCGAGGCGCGAGAGGTCCACAGCGGCGGCATCGAGGCTCAGCCGCTCGATGTATTCGCCCGCCATGTCGCGGCGGCGTACGGGCGCACCGGTCGACCAGATCACCTCGACGGTCCTGGCGTCGCGGTCGGCCGTGGCGGGCGCCAGATCGGCGCGTCGGGTGAGAAGCTCCAGCACGTCAGACATTGGCCGTCTCCTGGCTCACCGGGTGTCGGTCGGAGAAATCGAGCCCGAGTGCCGTGGCGCGCTCCTGGTCGGCGGCGATCTCGGCATCGACCTGTTCGGCGTCGTAGCCGCGCTCGGAGATCGCCTGCGTGCGGCTCTTGAGCCCCGCTTCGATGGCGAGGATCTCGGCTTCGACGTCCTTCTTGGGATCGACATAGTCGAACTTCGGCGGCAGCCATTCGCAGCCGAGATGGGCTGCGGGGTCGCGGTCGAAGTCGCGCGCAGGCAGTTCACCCGACAGCACGGCCAGGCGGACGAAGCGCTCCCAGACCGGGCGGCAGAACAGGTGCACCACCACGCTGTGCTGCAGCTGCTCGACGCGGCGGCGGAACTCGATCAGCCCGGCGCGGATCGAGGAATAGGTGACGCCGTCGAGGTCGCCCGACACCAGTTCGTAGGGCAGCCCCAGCCCGGCGGCGACAGCGCGCAGGTGGTTCTTCACGAAGGGTGCATAGGCATCGTGCTCGGTCGGGTTGGAGAAGCGGATGTCGGCGCCGGGCGGCAGCGGGATCAGGCTGCCCGGCTCCATGCCGACCTGCAGCACGCCGGCATTGCTCGTGCCCGACAGCCCGCCGACGGTGCCGTCCGGGTCGGTGATGAAGCCGGTGAACAGGGCCGCGACCTTGGCCTTGACCAGGGCGGCATCCTCGAACTGATCGAGCTCATGGAGACGCAGCAGCACCGGCGCGAGCCAGGTGATGCCGCGCAGCTGGCCTGCCGCGAGCGGCTTGAACACGTGCAGGCAATCGGCGGCGGGGACGCGGATCGGGTCCATGCGGAGAGGCCCCAGCGGATCGCCCGGGCGGGAGGACAAGACCCGGTAGGCGACCCGACGACCGGCGGCATCGAACTCGATGCCCGCGCGGATCCGCGCCCCGCCGCCGATCTCGCGGTGCAGGTCCATGGGAACCTGCTCGCGATCCAGAAGCTCGAGGTGGAGGGGGATGCCGGCGGTGTCGCTCGCGACGCGGAGCCGGGCGAAGCTCTCGCCGCTCTCCACCATCGCGCGCACGGCCATGGCCTGCAGCCCGTAGAAGTCGGCAAGCTCGTCCGGGGCGGCGTGATCGGTCCAGCGCAGCCAGAGCGCCTGGAGCCGCTCGCGCACCGCCCGGTCGGGATGAGTGGATTGCGGCTTGATCCCGGCGCCGACGACATTGCCGACCAGGCTGTCCACCGCCGCCGCGACCCATGGGTTGTTCCGCGCATACCACCCGGCCCGACGCGCCGCCGTGGTCGCGCCCGCGAGGATTGCGGCGTTCAGCCCGTCGACCGTCCGCGCGCCCTCCCAACGCCGCCCGCCACCCGCAGCGTCGAAGCCGCGAGCGCGTGCGAGGCCGAGAAGGCGATGGAGAAAGGTCCGCAT